CCCCACAGGCGCCAGCGTTGCGACGTGCTGTCGTACTGGAGCACCGCCGTCCAGTCCGGGCGCACCGTGAGGTCGGCGTCCAGCGCGAACCTGTTCTCGGCGTCCGAGCTCGCGTCGGAATCCTTCAGTACGAAGTTGAAACTGCCGATGTTGTGCAGCACGGCCAGGCGCCCGGCGGATCCGCCGTAGATGCCCGTGATGTTCCGGCTCGCGTCGGTGGACAGGCGCATCACCGTCGCGCTGCTCCAACCCGTCGGGTTGTAGTTGTTCTGGTTCGACGTGATCTGCGACGGCGACACCGTGCCGCTGAAGCCGGACACCCCCGACATCAGGGTGGATGCATCGACCGCCTCGAGGGCCGTGCCGCCGGTGTTCACGCGCACCACCTTCAGGCCGTTGCCGGTCAGCGTCGGGAACTTGTCGAACGCGGCCCTGACCAGCGCGAACTCCGCGCGCATCAGCGCCGATGCGCCGGCGGAGCTCGTCGAGGGGTTCCCGGTTTCGTTGTAGAAGTCGTTGCTCATGGGCGAAGCCTCGCGCGTGGCGTGTAGTGCAGCATCGCTGCGGTGATCGTGAAGGACTCCTGCTCGTCGCTGTTGCCGGAGACGGCAAGAGAGATGTTCTCGGCCTCGCCGTCGATGTCCAGCACCGTGGGGCCGAGCGTGACGCCGTCCCAGTAGAAGGCGTCCCAGGTGAACGAATCCCAGTAGACGGCCGAGAAGTTCGACTCAGCCGACTGCGTCGCCGGCTGCGGGACTTCAGGCGCCCCGTAGCCAAGGCTGTAGCCGAAGCTGAACGCGGCGTAGGTGTTGCCGGTGATCTCGAGCGTCGCGTCGTGGAACTTCTTGTTCACGCGCGGCGACTTCAGGAAGTTGTAGGACAGCGCCCAGTTGTACGCGATCGCATCGCCGTCGAAGCTGGTGCCGCGGTCCATCTGGTAGACCATGCCGCCATCGGATCCGAAGTACATGACCTCGGAGCCGTCCAGCATCTCCCCCGAGTACACGCACCGCGCGACGTCGGTGTATAGGATCAGGCCGATGCCGACCAGCTTGCTTCCGGCCAGCGTGAAGTGGATCGCGTAGCCGCTGGAGAAGAAGAGCCTGTACTGCGACCTGTCGCGCGAGATGCAGGATGCCGTCAGCGTCGTGCGCAGGCTCGCGAGCCGCGCGCGGATCTGGTCGGAGATGGTGGCGTGCGAGAAGTTGCCGAACGACTGGCTGGTCTTGATGTTCGTCACGCCGCGGTCGTCGAGGAACGTCAGCACGCCGACGTCCTGCAGGGAGTTGTCGTAAGCCCCCACCTCGTCGCGGTACGGCACCAGTTGCCAGTCCGACACCCCGGTGCCGTACAGGATGCTCAAGCGGTTGCGCGTGAAGATGGCGAACGCGCCGCCGGTGGTGCTGCCGGGCTGCTTCTTGAAGCCGGTGATGTCGTCGCCCATCGCGAGCTCGGAGGCGCCTAGCACCGGCGACCAGACGAACGGAGTCCCTGGCGCGCTGTGCTGCGCGCTCGAGCCGAACGCGAAGAACAGCTGCATCTGGTTAACGCCGACCTGCGACGGCGTGTCGGTGGACATGCCGGTGTCGATCGGCACCCAGCCGTAGTCGGTGCCGTCGAACTCGAAGCCGCGGTTCACGCCGTCGCAGCCGTAGACGCGCTTCGTGCCGGAGGCGCCGCCGAAGTTCTCGGTCACCGTCTTGTAGCGGCCATCCGGAAGCAGGGTCACCGCGGACTGCACGGCGGACAGCGTCAGCGCGCCGGCCCCGGAGCTCGTCGCCGCGCCGGCCGCGAAGTTGCCGCCAGATCGCCCGTAGATGATCAACTTGCCGACGATGTTCGGGCTGGTGCCGGAAAGCTCGATCACGCGCTTGATCGTCGCGGTCACGCCGCCCTGGGTCAGGGTGTCGCCCACGCCGACGCTGCTGTTGCCGGCGGTGAAGCTGATCTCCTCGCCCAGCGGGACGTTGACCCACCCGCTGGAGCTCGACTTGTAGACCGCGGCCGCGGTGCCGCCGGCGTTGTTGCGGATCGCGTAGCAGACGTCGTTGTAGTCGAAGACGCCGAGGATCTTGCCGGAGCCCGGAACGGCCGCGATGTCTGCGCGCCGATCGTCGGCGGCCAGGTTCTTGTAGGCAGCGCGCAGGGCCGCCGTCGACCCCGACATCGCCGTCGACGCCGACGAGGTCGTGGCCTTCGGGTTGCCGCCGACGTTGAGCGTCTCGCCGCTCTGGAAGGTGCCGCTGACGCGCCCCAGCACAAGGTAGTTCGGCGTGCCGGAGGTGACCACCGCCAGCACCTTTCCGGTGGCCGCCGACGTCGCGCCAGTCACCGTGTCGCCGACGGCGATCGCCGCCGTCAGCGTGATGTTCAGGATCCAGTACAGGGCCTCCGAGGGCTTGGTCTGGCCGTCGAAGCGCTCGTAGCCGGCGATGCGTCGATACCCGCCGTGGATGTCGACGTCGAAGTTGACCATCTCGCGAGCCGTGCCGGTGGCGCGTTGGTACGGCGGCGTCGTCTCGTCGAGGCCGCCCACCAGCTGCATGTAGTCCGGCCTCACCGGGGTCGACCCCAGCGCCTGCTGCAGCGCGTTGTAGGCGCGCATGTTCATCGCAGCGGCGCCCCCAGACGTACCCTCGGCAGGTACTGCCGCTCCAGCGCGCGCATCAGCCGGCCGCCCTCGAGGCGCGCATCGGCCAGCACCTCCGGCGCCACGGCGCGCGTGGCGTAGCGCTCCACGGCACGGCAGACGATCAGGTCGTGGTACTCCTCTGGGATCTCCGGCTCATCGTCATCCAAGGCCAGGATCTGCGGGCTGCGCTGGAAGTGCCCGGTCACGGTGTAGACGGCGTCTGGCGTCGGCCCGAGCTCGATCTCGTTGTTGTCGTTCACCGTGATGTGGATCGGCGCCCCGGTCATGCTCTGCTGGACGCCGAACTTGTAGCGCCGGTGGAAGACCTCGTAGGGCAGGAAGACGAGGATGCGCTGCACGGCGACGCCACCGGAGGTCAGGTAGCAGTACGGCGGGTTGACGCGATCGTTCACCCACCAGTGCTTCAGGCGGGTGATGACCGCATCAGCCTCGACGTCGGTGACATCGCTGTCGGCGTATGCCGCCGTGCTCGCCACCGTGTTGAACTTGAAGGGCTTGCGCGCCCACGTCCAGTCGTGGCGCAGCTGGATCGTGCGCCACGAATCGGCCACCCAGGTGACCACCCGCTCGAGGATGCCAGTCTGCCCGGACACGGTCGTTGGCGCGCTCGCGTAGCCGTTGATGCACTGGCTGCGCAGCTTCTGGCAAAGCTCGAGGTAGGTGGACATCTGGTCGGCCCCGTGGTCAGCCCATGTGGGCCATCGACTCCAGCCACTTCTTGGCGTTCGGGCTGTCGTCCTTCACGATCGACAGCGGGTAGCGCTGCGTCGGCACAATCGTCAGGCGGTTGAACTCCTGCTCGGTGCGGGCCGAGGTGTCCTGGTTGACGTTGTCGGCCTTGGCGAGGATCAGGCGCTCGACGTACTTGCGCTTCACGATGGTGACCTGGCCGCGCTTGATGAAGCCGCCGCGCCCGTTCACGGAGACGTAGACCGGATCCTCGGGGTTCTTCTCGCCGGTCTGGTGGATGACGATCTGCAGCGGCTCCTCGGCGAAGGCGAGCGCCTCGGCCTCGTCCATGACGAGTGCCTTGACGGGCTCGATGCCTTCGAATTGCGCGGGATCCTCGGCCATCTCGACGACGCGCGCGTGCGTCGGGAAGTCGCGGGTGTCGGCCTCGCGCTGCGTGGCACGAACGGGGGCCGCGCGGGTCTGGGCTGCGGGTTTCTGGGCTGCGGTGGTGCGGGGCATTGTCTCTCCCGGTGGTTGACGGAATCCCCCCGCCCTTTCGGGCGGAGGGGGGTGCTTCACTTCGATCAGGCGTCGTAGCCCAGCAGGTCGAGCAGGAACTTGCCCGCCGTGTAGGTGCCCGGCGTGCCGCCGGCGCCGCCGGTCAGGTACAGGTAGCCGTTGGCGATGCCCACCGGGTCGGCGATGGCCTTGGTGAGGGCCAGCGTCCACGAGCCGCCGGCGGTGATCAGCGCCGTCTCGGTGAGCGCGGCGATGCCGTCGTCGAACTTGCCGGTGGCTTCCGTCGCCCAGTACAGGTCGATGTCGGCCACGCCGCCGGCCGGCACCTCGAGGCACGTCATCAGGCCGGCGAAGACCGTGCCGTTGAGCGGCAGGGTGATCTGGCCCATGTGCGCCGGGTTCGCGCCCACGCCGATGATGTCGAGGTCGGTGGTCGACGAGCCCAGGCCGGTCAGGTCGATCAGCATGCGCGTGCGGACGATGCCGCCGACGCGATCGACCGCGGTCTTGAAGATCGTGCCGGTGCCGCCCGTGAAGCCCGCGCCGGCGATGTTCGCGTCGACGAAGCGGTCCCACGAAATCACGCCGGATTGGGAAACCGACTCGCGGCGCGCGGCGTAGGCCATGCGCAGGCGGTCGGTGATGGTCAGTTCTCGGAGTCGCTTCCAGAGGGTCTGCATGGTGATGCTCCTTGGTCAGTTGATGGCGTACTGCCTC